AACATTACACCTGTGTGGAAAGGTGCTAAGATACCACTTATTATGTGGCATAACATTGTCAAGTTCTGCAAACACTCATACGATGAGCTCAAGTCAGAGACACTAATCTACTTGTTCTATGACAAAGACGCAGAACAGCCTTGGTCTTGGTGGGTACCACCACAAACCACAGCTGGTATGACTGTTAAATCTGACCCTGATCATCCTGATTATGCAACACAACGTGCACAATATCCTGACACTATGTTCGGTACTGTACACCATCACTGTTCTACATCAGCATTTCAGTCAGGTACTGACGAGGCTGACGAGACGCAACGCGAAGGTTTACACTTTACTGTCGGTAATCTTAACAAAGACAACGACTTTGATGTACACTTCCGTATGACAATTGGCAACAACCATTGTGAAATCGATGCACACACGTACATTAAAATGGAAGTAGATCCATTCAAACGTAACACACGTATACCAAAAGCTACACGTGATCACATACGTACTGAGCTACACAAAAAAGACATCACACGTATTGACACAAAACACATGCCTGACTTTACTGATGAGATGGCTAATGTGAGTAAGTCGTACACTGTCAGTGCTAGTAGGAAACAACCAGCACTAGGTAGCTGGTATGACGAACCTTACTATTATAAATCATCTAAAAAAAACGCGGACGAAGACCTTACATCGCTGGACATAGCTGAGGATTTCGTGCAAGCAGTACTACTTGATACAAATTATGAAAAAATTCTTACTAACTACTATAGCTATCGAGGCGATACGCAGCGTATTCAATTACTTGCAAAGGGAGTTATATACGATGCGCAAATCGCAGAAGACTTACACGAATCCTTCACCGACGTGGACTATGCCAGAATCAAACCACAATGCGTTTGTGAAGCATCAGAAACAGTTAAAGGATTTTTACAAGAACAAAAAGAAATCGGACTTGACTTCACCGAAGCAGACCTTATATATGGACTCTCACAATACAATGAAGAACGAGTCGGATTTCAACCGTTGGATACGGAAGCAACTATATGAAACAACTAATGGTAACTGCGTTGTACAACGCATTGAAAATACTACGTCAAACGGTGTGCCTGACATTATGGCTATTACACCAGACCATGTATTTCTTATTGAAAGTAAATTTGAAACTGTTAAGGTTCGTCCGGAACAAGCAGCATTCCAAATTAAAGTTAACGAAACCACAGCAGGACTCAACCATCCGTGTATATGCGTCACCATCACTGGATATCCAAAAACTAAGAGAATGGTTGTAAATGTATTTGACAGACACAGTGTTACCAAAGAAGGTATCAAGTGTCAAAATACATTAGAGTTTACTCTTGACAATGAAGGCTTTAAAGAATTTTATAATTACTTTCCTCGAACCTGAGTACAGGTCAATCAGCAAACGTGGTTACTCCTACTACCGTGGTCAACAAAAAGTAGGACTAGACGTTGATCCCAATCGGCTTGATCAAGGCATGGCCTAGCATCACCCAAGAACTCATCCCTTCTAGATACCCTGGTCAGGAAACTGATCAGCCAATTTCATTATGCCAAATATAGACCCAACCTACGATAATAGCAACAGTTATAAAGAACTGTTTGATATAATAGATAAAAAAGCTAAAAACATTATTAAAAATGATGTTTGGTTTCAACACAGACAAACAGCAAAGCAAGCTATTGCTGAAGGTCTGATTCGTAAAAAAACTGATAAAGAAATAGCTGATGAGTTGAAGTCTAAACCTTGGTTAAAAGTAAATAAAATAATTCGTAAAAATGAAAAACAATAATGCAACAACCTTTATTCGCACCCCAATCAAGTTGGCGTCCACCTGCCATACTACCTAGTTTTTCTCAGCAAGTAGCTATTGACTTAGAAACTTGTGATCCAAACTTAAAGTCACAAGGACCAGGGTATAAAAGACATGACGGTTACGTGGTAGGTATAGCGATTGCTGATAAACATCAGTCGGTATACTTGCCATTTAACCATCTTGGTGGTGACAACTTAGACAAAGATCTAGTTATTTCATATGTACGCAGCATTGTCCAAAATGCTAGTGAAGTATTGTTCGCCAATGCTTCATATGACCTCGGCTGGCTTGGGACTTTAGGGGTAGAGATCCCTTGCCCAGTCCGAGACGTACAAATAGCCGAAGCTTTGATTGACGAAGAGTGTTTTTCGTATTCACTAAATAACTTAGCTAAGAAATATTTAAATAATGAAAAAGACGAGAAAGGTTTACGTGAAGCTGCAGAAGCTTATGAGCTTGATGCTAAAGGTGAGATGTATAAATTGCCTGCTCGCTTTGTTGGCGAATACGCTGAAGCTGATACTCGTCTTACTTACGACATTTATCAAAAACAGATACCAATCCTCAAAGAACAAGATTTGTGGAAGGTGTGGGAGATAGAATGCAGATTGACCCCTGTACTTGTCCATATGACAAAGAAGGGCGTTCCTGTCAATTTAGACAAAGCTGCAGACTTAAACAAGAAATTAAAACAGAAAGAGGAGAACCTGCGGAAGCATTTTTCTGGTTTAGATATATGGTCGCCTCCACAGCTCGCAAAACATATAGAGAGTCTAGGTCTGGTTGTACCTCGAACAGAAAAAGGTAACCCATCAGTAACTAAAGAATTTTTACAAACATGCGAACACCCATTAGTACAACAAATATATGAAACCAGAATTATCAATCGACTTAGAAAAGTGTTTATCCAAGATATCATTCTTAATAAGAATTATAAAGGAAGGATTCACGCAGACTTTAAACAGACAGCAAGTGACAGTGGTGGAACTAGATCCGGACGACTATCATCAGCTAACCCTAATATGCAGCAAGTGCCAAAACGAAGCGACATCGGTAAAGCTATACGAGAACTTTATGTGGCTGAGCCTGACAGTCTTTGGTGCAAAGCGGACTATTCTAGTCAAGAGCCGAGACTCCAAGTCCATTACGCTCTGCTCGGAGAGTTCGGAAAGCCATTGCCAGGAGCAGTAGAAGCAAAACAAGCATTTGAAAATGGAGAAAAACTATATACATTCTTTGAAAAAGCGACTGGCTTACCTTACGACACCTGCAAAATGCTTTGCCTTGGGATTTCGTATGGGATGGGTAACAAGAAAATGGCAAAAACACTTAGCATTTCGGATGAACTTTGCTCAGACACAATGCGAAAATTTAATCAAAAAGCTCCGTTCCTAAAAATACTATTTGATAACTGTATGAACACAGCAAGTAGTCGTGGTTACATAAAAACTATACTAGGTAGGAGAGCTCGTTTTGACTTCTGGATGCCTTCGTTTGAAGACCAACCAGTAAAAACAAAACGTATAGCAATGGGTAGATACAAAGGTAAACCGTTATTCAGAGCATTTGTCTCAAAAGCACTAAACAGACTCATACAAGGTAGCGCAGCAGACCAAGCAAAACTAGCAATGGTCAATGCATACGATGCAGGATTTGATATGCGTCTACCGGTACACGATGAGATTAATGCTATGGTTAGTAGTGAACAAGAATCTAAACAATTAGCAACAATTATGGAAGAAGCCATACCACTTAACGTCCCTGTAGTAGCGGACATAGACTTAGGACCAACCTGGTGTTAACAGAATTTATAGTAACAGAAACATACAAAGTCAAAGCTACCACTATTGACCAAGTACAAACAGCCATTAGTACTGATGACTTTAGTGAGATTGAGGTAGAGGTTGATGAACGTAAAGTAACCATAGAACCAAATTTATGAAACAATCAATATTAGTAGAAGCAGCTAGACTAGTCGACACTGACAGAGCCAAAGATTATGGTGACCCACGTGACGATTTTAAAAGAATTGCGACCATATGGTCAACATTATTAGAAAATAAGTTAAATACTGACTTGACATCTGATGAAGTTGGAGCAATGATGATCGCCCTCAAGTTATCACGTTCTGTATATAACAAAAAACGAGATAATTGGATTGATATTGCAGGTTACGCACACTGCGCAGACCTGTGCACAACATATAAAAACAATGAACGATGAAATATTATCAGAAGCTGAAGAAATCAGCAACAACCTTAGTGTCGAAAGTGAAGTCGACTCTACAGAAAACGTTGAGACTAACGATCTTACGGAAATCACTCAATTGGGTAAAAGCCTTGCCGAACTTGATAACGACATACTTCAAGCAGAAGCAGAAGTAAGTAACCTTAAACAAAAGCGTAAGCATATAGCAGAAGAGATAATGCCTGAGCTTATGAATAAGTATGGTCTTAAGTTAATACAACTAGACGATGGTCGTAAGATACGCGTTGACAACTTTGTTGACGCTCGTATTAAGAATCCTGAGATAGCGTTTAATTGGCTACGTGATACTAACAATGATTCTATTATTAAAAATCAAATAACAGTAACACTTGGCAGAAACGAAGACGTTAAAGCTCAAGCAATCTTAAATACTTTACAAAGAGAGCATGATGTGAATGCTGATGCAAAAATCAGTGTACACAATATGACACTCAAGTCTTTCTGTCGTGATGCTTTGGAAAACCCAGAGCTGGCAGAATCATTACCTCGTGAGGCATTCGGTATCTACGAAGGTCAACGAGCGAAAATAACCTAAATATAGAAATAAAGAATCATTATGGCGTTTGATATAACAACAGTCGCAGGACAAGGTACAGAGAATCTTGACTCAGGTGGAGGTTCACTACCGTTTGTCCGTATATTACAAGACTTGAGTCCTCAACTCAAATCACAAAAAGATGAATACATCGAGGACTCAAAAGCTGGCGATCTTATGTTCGCAAAAGATCAGTCAATCCTACCACAACCTGTTCGTGTAATACCTTGCTACACCAAGAGTATCTATACAGAGTGGGTTCCACGTAGTAAAGGTGGTGGCTTCAAAGGTAACCACCCACTAACAATCGTTAACAACCCTAACTATGAGAAGGGTCGTGAACGTCAATACGACGAATGGCTTGGAGAGAACGAGCTTAAGTTTACAACATACTGGTTCGTTCTTATGGAACGTAACGGTAACTGGGAACAAGCAGTTATTCCATTCACTTCCTCACAGCTTCGTATATCACGTAAGCTAACCGGTGACATCAACAAATTCCGTTACAGCGGTATGGATGTTACACCACCATTATTTGCACAGTCTTGGGAACTCTCTGCAGTTCTAGAGACAAGTAAGAATGGAGATGACTACTACAACTTCAACTTCGCAGAACCGAAAGTCCTTGACTTTGAGGCTGATGAAGCTGTCTTGTCTTTAGCATCAGACACTTACAACAGTGCATCTGATACGCCTTTGTTGCAAGCACAGGAAAAACCTGCTATGCTTTCAACAGAAGCACCATTCTAATAATGTAATAATGTTTCCCCTCCACCCTTAGGGGTGGGGGGTTTTATTTTTCTATGATCCCAATTGCAGACCTAGCATTTCAGTTCTACGACTTATTTACTTGTAATAAAGAAGTCTATGGACAAACAACTTTAACTGGTAAGACCAGAGACCGTGACGGTAAAGCTGACTCTCGTAGCTTCCTAGTCAAGTCTGAGCTTACAACAGACGTATGGGAACAACACCTAAAAGGCGAAAAGATAATTGGTTGTACACCACTTATCAATGAAGACCAAGTACGATGGGGTGCCCTAGACGTAGATGTATATCAAGAATCTAACACAATAGAAGATATACTAAAACATGTTTCTAACCATAATCTACCATTCGTTGTGTGCCGTTCTAAATCAGGCGGTGCACACGTTTACCTTTTCTTCTCAGAACCTGTACCTGCAGCAGCAGTCATTGACAAACTAAAGTCATTCTCTGCATTCTTCGGACAAGGTGCTTGTGAAATATACCCCAAACAACCTAAAATTAGTAATAGAAAAGATGACAGTAAATACGGTAACTGGATTAATATGCCGTATTCTGGTAATCCTACATTACAGTATGCATTTAACAAAGATGGAAAAGCACTAAACCCACAAGAATTTATAGAACTAGCTAACGCAACAAAACTAACCAAAGAGCAATTTGGAAAGTTAGATGTACCAGCAATAAATAGTGAGAAACTTCCTGAGGGTCCACCGTGTCTTAATTATATATTTCAAAATCGTACTCAACATTCGGAGTCTCGTAATATAACTCTGTCAAACGTCGCTGTATACTTAAAGAAGGCGCATCCAACAGAGTGGAAGCAGCTACTCCATAAATATAACAGGTTATTCCAAGAGCCACTAGCAGATAAAGAAGTTGAGTCAATAGTAAATTCATATTCAAAAAAAGATTACAAGTATCAATGTGCAAGTCAACCACTATGTAAGTATTGTGACGCAAAACTTTGCGGTCAACGTAAGTTTGGTATAGGTCAAGAAGAGTTTTTACCTAACAACCGTTCACTTATACAACTAAAGTCTGATCCACCACTGTGGTTTTTAACACTAGACGATGCCGAGATACAGCTTACCACCGAGCAATTTGACAACTTTAATATGTTTAACCAACGTGTTATGGAACGACTACTATTTAAGTTCCCACCAATCAAACAAGAAGATTGGGTTAAACAACAAAATTTATTACTCAAGAATTGTACACAAGTAGAGATACCGTTCGAGATGACACCTACAGGTCAGCTTGTAGAATATGTATCTATGTTTTGTGCAAGTGCTAGTGACAATCCTAACAACATTAAGATGGGACCAGTTAAAATAAACGGTAACTTCTTATTTAGAATGGTTGACCTAAAAGATTATCTTGCACAACAACGATTCAAAGAGTTACCTGACAACAAAATATTATCTGTAATTAAACAAATATTAAAAGCAGATGGAGTTACACACACAATCAAGGAACCAATCAAACTAAATGTTAGATGTTGGAGAGTTAGAGAAGAGGTACTTCGTCTTGATCCAACAATTCCTATGCCAGACTTAGCTAATGAAAATCCCTATTGAGTTTATAATGATACTAGCTTCTGTTGAATCTAACTGCAACCCTAGCGCAGTTGGGGACAAATTTGAAGCACTTGGTATTCTACAAATGCACTCTGCATATGTCCAAGACGCTGCAGAATTTGCTGGAGAGGATTGGGAACACATCAATGCATTAGATGAAATAACGTCTATTAGAATATTTCGTGCCTACATGGCACGTTATGCTACCGAAGAGCGTCTAGGTCGTCCAGTTACCCTGGAAGACATAGCTCGTATACATAACGGTGGTCCTAACGGATATAAAAAACTATCAACAATACCATACTGGAACAAAGTAAAATGCTTAATAAACATACAACAATCTATGTAGCTAGTGCTGGTACTGGTAAGACTACAACACTTATGGACAATCTTACAGAATGCCTAGAGTATGTAGACCCACAGCAAATATGCTTTACAACATTCACTAAAGTCGGTGCTCAAGAAGCTATTGACAGAGCTCTTGACAAGAACCCTGACTACAACGAAAAAGACTTTGAAGCGTTTAGTACGTTACACGCTCTGTGTTACAGACGTATACCACGTAAACAAATGCTAACTAATCAGGATTACAGACTACTTTCAGAATTAACAGGTTATACGGTCACCGGAGGTTCTGCTTACGGTAACGACGGTCTTGTCTACAATAACAATGCCGGTGACCGTATTTTATATTACAACAGTTTAGGTCGTAACTTAAAAGTTTCTGAAAAAGAAGTACTTGACTTACAACTAGGGACTAAAGTAAATGCTAACCAGTTAGCTGACTTTAATAAGTTTTACAAAGAATTTAAACTAACTAAAAACAAATATGATTTTACTGATCAACTCGAACAATATATCGCACAGGATATTCGTCCTCATTTTGATTGTGTATTTGTTGATGAAGCTCAAGACCTTTCTCCTTTACAGTGGGACGTGGTGGATTTTATATGTAGCAGAGCAAATCATATCTTTATAGCAGGTGACGACAAACAATCTATCTTTAAGTTTGCTGGTGGTGACCCTAAATCACTAATCAACAGACCTGGCAATCGTATCGTACTAGATACATCGTACAGACTACCATCTACTATACTAAGCTATGCAGAAAAGATTGCTAGTCGTATTGATGAGAAACAATCATACCACGTACACAGTAAAAACGACAATGGTAATGTAGAACACATACACAGTGTAGCAGACTTAGATATGTCCGAAGGTACTTGGTTACTACTATGCCGTAACAAATCATTGTTACAAATGTTTGAGTTTGAGCTTATGCGTAAAAAACAATTGTTTGTATCTAGTAGTAGAGATTCATTGTTTAATGAGAAACAAATAAAATTTATCTTGTTATGGGAACAACTACGACGTGGTTACAAATTTACTGCATTAGACCTTAAAGTATTGTACCACGAGTTTCTACCTACAGGTACTGTAGTCAAACGTGGTTCTAAAAAGATGCTAGACCAAATGCCTGACAAAGAGATGTTTGGCAAAGATGACCTCAAAGAAAACTTTGGTCTACTTAACACAGATAAATGGAATAAAATATTTAGACTACCAGACATAACTATAGAATTACTATTAAAAGCAGAACAAGAAAACAAACTTGACAAATCTACAAATGTTGAGATAAACACTATCCACGCAACAAAAGGTAGAGAGGCTGATAATGTAGTTTTGCTACCAGACATGACAAGCATAACATACAAAGGTATGCTTAAAGATGAAGACAATGAACACAGAGTATTTTATGTAGGAGCTACAAGAGCTAAAAAGAACTTGTACATACACACTCCTGTTACAAATATGTTTTACAAAATGCCACGATGAAATACAAAACAAAACCATATAAACACCAAGAAGACGCAGTTAAACGTTACGTAGACAAAGATTACGGTGCGTTGTTTTGTGAGATGGGTACAGGTAAGACTAAGATAATCTTAGACATTATACAAAACTCTACAAAACTAACAGATGTATTTGTAACTGCACCTAATGGTTTACATCATAACTGGGCAATCAACGAAATACCTACACACGTACACAAAGATGTTGCCGTGTACTGTTGGAAGGGTCCAATCAAAAGTAAACGTGGCAACCAAGAATTTAATCACTTTCTACGATCAGACAAAAGTCGTATGTTTCTAATTAATATAGAAGCATTACGTACTACTGCTGGTTACAAAGCATCAGAACAGTTCTTACTTGCAAGTAAGAATGAGTCACATTTTATTGTAGATGAGTCTACTTGTATTAAAAATCCTAAAGCAATGCAAACAAAAGCAGTGTTAAGACTGTCACAGAATGCAGACAAACGTTGGGCACTTAACGGTACACCTATTACACAAAGCCCACTAGACCTATTTACACAATGCAAATTTCTTAGTAAAGATTGCATACCCTACAACACTTACACTGCTTTTAAGCATACTTTTGCTATTGAGCAGACAATGACTATGGGATCAAGATCATTTCGTAAGGTTGTAGGGTTTCAAAATTTAGAACAACTTACAAAGCTACTAGAACCTTTTACACTGCGTCTGCAGAAAAAAGATTGCCTAGACCTACCTGACAAAGTATTTGAAAAGGTCATTGTACCAATGACTCCAGAACAAGAACGTATATACAAATCTATGAAAAAAGATTGTATAGCACTATTAGATAGTGGCGACTTAGTCACTACTACTCTTGCTCTAACAAGAATAATAAAGCTACACCAGATATCTACTGGCTTTGTTACCTCAGACGATAACACAGAACACGCCATTGACAACAACAGAATAGCCGCACTTCAGCAAATAGCTGAGACCACACGGCCTTTGGTTGTGTTCTGTGCTTATAAATTTAATGTAAAACAGATAATAAAAGCACTAAGTGCTACACACCGTATAGTAACATATACAGGTGATGACAGCACTAAAGAAAAGAATGAAGCTGTCCAAGCTTTCCAAGAAGGAGAGGCTGATGTATTTATTGGTACATCTGCAGCTGCCAAAGGCTTGACACTTCACAAAGCTTCTACTATGGTTTACTTCTCAAACAACTACAGCTTGGAGACCAGACTACAAAGCCAAGATAGAATACACAGAATCGGACAAAACGACAAGTGTACCTATATTGACTTAATAGTTCCAAGTACTGTAGATGATGCAATCTTAAACAGACTAAAACAAAAGAAAGAATTATCTAATATGGTCTTAGATGATTTGATCGAGATTATTAAATAATATGTCCTATACAACTCTTGAAATACTAGAAAAAGGTTTATCCTCAATGACTAAAGCATGTGACGCTCTTATCGATAAGAATAAAGAACTAGTCCTTGAAATAAAAGAAATTAAGCAAAGCATTAAAGCTACAAAAGCTCAGATAGAAATCCACAAATAATATGACTAAACAAGACCGTATTAAAAAGTATGTAGCGATGTATCCTAATCACGGTAATCGTACTGTGGCTCAATTAATAGTAAAAGAACACCCTAATTTATTTCCCACCTTGGATGCTGCACGTTCTATGGTACGTAGAATACGTGGCAACCACGGTAAATCTAAACTAAAATACGCAGACCCTCAACTTATGAAAAAAAATGGTAAAGCAGGAGAATACAAGATTCCTAAATCACTTAACAAGAAAAAATCGGTTGTTAAAATACCTGATGGGACAACTCTCATCTTATCTGACGTACACATTCCATATCACGATGTTGATAGTTTGGAGTGCGCTCTTAGTCATATCGACAATCCTACTAATATCTATCTTAATGGCGACTGCGTCGATTTCTTCGCTGTAAGCCGTTGGGACAAAGATCCTGATGCTAGAGACCTAGCCGGTGAGTTACAAGCTTCTAGGCAGTTTCTGATGCATTTACGAGAGCGTTTCCCAGATGCCAACATATACTTTAAGATTGGCAACCACGAAGAACGTTGGGAAACCTATTTATGGAGAAAAGCTCCAGAGATATGTGGTGTACCAGACTTTAAACTATCCAAGCTACTAAGATTCGAAGAACTAGGAATCGAGGAAATAGGAGGCCGTCAGCTTGCTAGGGCTGGGGGTCTTTGGATTTTGCACGGTCATGAGTTTCCAGGGGCATTCGACCCAGTTAACTTTGCTCGTACCTTACAGGTGAAAACAGGTGTCTGTTCCATTGGCGGACACAAGCACAAAACCAGTCAACATTCCGTCAGGAACATGGATAACAACACCGTCTCCTGTTGGAGTATCGGATGTCTCTGTGACCTCGACCCTGACTATATGCCGGTGAATCAGTGGAACAGAGGATTCGCTGTCGTCACCCACAGTGGCAAAAAATTCAGCGTGGATAACTACAGAATCGTTGATGGAGAAGCCCACCGCTAGTAAGTACCACTCGTCTGACTATTAGTTTCAGTCTGAGTAGTTAAAGTAGCAGGGTCAGATATACCATCTGGCTCTTTTACTTTAATAGTAGCTTCACCAGCTGGGTCAGTACCACCACCACTAATAGCAGTGTTCAAACCAGCTACAGAAAATACTATAGTAGTAGTAGTTGAACTAGTAATTGTGTGCTCTGCGTTAACAGTTGATTGAGTAGCACCCAATACATTTACTTTGTTACTACCAGTACCTACAATTAAAGCAACAGTTGCTGCTGGTAAAGTTAATGTAAGTGCATCAGTAGAACGAGACACACCAGAAGCACCTCCTGTTGTACCAGTTTCAGCACCAATTAAATCTTGGCCACCGTATCGAACAGAAAGAGCAGAAGTTGTTTGTAATTTAGACATAATAAAGTTATAGGGGTATATTAAAAGAGTGTCAAGCTAGCATTTCCACTTCCTGAGGGCTAATGCCTTACGAGTAGGTTTACCACCTCTTTTCATTGGGCCTTGTACCCCTCTCATTCTTGCACAAAACGAACGCTTACGTGCTTTATCTTTACCCTTAGGGTTAGACGATGTTACCGGTGGTTTAAGGTTAGCACCTTCCTTACGTTTAAAGTATCTGCGACCTTTAGCTGTTAAACCACCTGATGGACTTTTATGTTCTTTTCTCACAATTAAGTTCCGTAATTCCAAATAAATATAGAACCTGCAGTACGTGCATAGGTATCTCCGCCATATGTTACAGTAATTTCATCTCCTGCTGTTAAACTTCTTAAACCAACTAAACTATACCCATACGCACCTCCACTTCCAATAGAAGAATAATTAGTGCCGTTTACTTTAATAGCAAAATCTACATTACCTTCATTTGATATTGAATGAATATTACCTATATACTGCATAAAAGTTGTGCCAGTAGACGGTACTGTAATTACATTACTTGATACCGTTGCACTTGCACCACCTCCAGATATAGTACCACTTAAAGTTAAAGTAGTAGAATTAGAATTAGATACTGGACCAAACTTAAACTCAGTGATAGTAGGAATTACTTTACTAGTTAAATAACTAGCTACTGCTTGTGTAGTTGGTATTTGAGTATCTGAACTATTACTTGTAATAGTATCACTACTAGTAACTAATGTACCAGTGTTAAAATTTGTGTGTTGTATGTCTTGTAAAGCTTGGTATATACCATCACTAGTAACCATTAAATTACTGCCGTTTGTAGGAGTACCCTGAGCATTAACAACATTGTTAATTGCTGTATTAACTTGAGTAGCTGAACTGTCTAATACGTAATTTGGCATAATTATAAAATACCTCTAAGTTCTATATCAAAATTTGCTGGAGTTGCTCGTACATGATCACTCCCATCTGCATCAACTATATAAAAGTCATGTGAACTTCTAACATATATGTTTGTAGCATCAGCCCAAACACTAGGGTAATGGCCATCTCTTGCAGATATTCTAACTAAATCGCCAACACTATAACCGTTATTAGCAACCTTACATTTTAAATATCCTAGAAATATAAAAGGTTGTGCTCCTAAACCGTGAGCAGCTGAACCTGTTACACTGTCTGCAGGCATAGGTATCGTACCAGTAAAGCTTTTAGTAAACACAACAGCTTTAGTAGTTGTAACACCGTTTATAGTTTTAGTTATTCCGTTTACATCTGATTGCACAGCAGCAACAGAATTATCTACATACGTTTTAACTCCGCTACTTTTTACAACGTTATCATTCCCAGCTGTTGGCTGATCTGTAATGTTAACTACTTTGTTAATAGCACTATTAACAGAAGCAGCTGAAGAATCTAATACATAATTAGGCATTTACTTTTTCTTCTTATAAATTTTCTTTTTAGATGGTCTGCCAACTTGGCTACCATATGTTCCTTTTCCGTATGGCATAATTATTTTTGTTTGTTTTTAAGTTTAAATTTAACAGCTGCTTGTAAAACTTTCATAGGTAACATCATAGCTTTTTTAGTGTTGCTCATACTACCAGTAAGATAACCTTCGCCTTTACGTGCTTTCTCATCTAGTAATCTTTGGAATTTTGCACCTTCTGAACGAGAAGACGCTGCTCTGTTTTTGTAATTAATAAACTTATTTATAGCCATATTATTTAACTGTTGCACTACCAAAATAAAAAGATATAATACTAATAATAGCTGTTTTAATTTCTGGTAGGATAATATAACCGTGTAAAGTTTCATAGCTTACACCTTTAGAAAAGCCAAACCACTTACTATATTCAGTAGCAACAGTAACTCCTTCGTCACTATGTGCTAATATAAACGGTGCAATAATTACACCAAATAAAACTGTAAAAACAATAATACGTCTAGTCCAAGCACCGAAGGCATCTACCCTAGCTGCTGCTGCATCTGCACTTGTATCAGATGCTTTTTGTTTTTCAATCAATCCTTTAGTGACTGCTGCTTGGTTACCTACCAGCGTACCAATAAGTTTAAATATAAAGCCACTGGCTCCGCCACCTAACATTGCTAATAATTCTGTACTCATTACTTTTTCTTTTTGAAGTTACGTTTCATAGCTGCATAGTTTTTTGCAGATATAGTAGATTTAGATTTAGGACGACTAGTCCCAGCTTTCTTACGTTTGTTTATGTTTTCGTATAAACTCATTTTTTAAATATTACTAAGGTTAATAAAGCAAGACCCATTAACAACCCTACGCTTGCAGGTTCTGGTACTGCTGAATCATACTGCACTCCAAACCTGTAGTCTAGTTCTTTCCAACCATACTGAACATCGTCGTATTGTATACCGTCCCACTCTTGTCTATCTAATACTGGTACATACCAATACCAATTCCATTCAGGTTCTGGGTCAATTATTGGAAATTGTAGTTCGTGACTCATTTTTTAAATATAGATGCTATCTCCTTAATGATCTTAGAGATAATATTATTCTTTGGTAAGAACATTGCAATTATGGATAAAATTCCAACATATGCAAGCCCCATTGCCCATAAATCATCCTTGTACGTACTAAATATGTGTTTAAAAAATTCCATTAGCTTGTTGATGATACGTGCCTATGGGGTGAAATATCGTTTTCCATAGGGTCAATTGGTGTTTCTACTTTAGGTAATTCTTGCTTGACTTCTTCCTTTGGTTCCTCTTTACTTTCTTCTAATGGCTCTTCTTGCTTTGTTTCTTCCTTGGGTTCTTCTTGTGGCTCTGATTTTGTATCTTCGTTACTCGTAGATGGTTGCTTCGATTCTTCAGACTTTTCCTGAGCTTGTTCTTCTTGTGGCTCTTGTGGTGGTGTCGGCTCTGTATTATTTGGCTGCTTTGTATCAACAGCGTTATCGGTATCGACGTCAACGGATGACCCTGTGGGATCCTCAATCGCAGCAACTCGTTCAGAAATCATTTCCTGCCCCCAAGAATGCAAGTCGTCAAAATCGACAAAAGTCTCAAAAAAAGCAGGAGGTTCAATAATTCCTTCGTACACATCTTCTGCTACTTGTGCTACAACTAACTCTGTGTAAGTGACAGCTAACTCTGTTTGTGCTACAGCTGCAGTACCTACAGCCATTGTCCCAGCGGTCCCAAGAGACGATATTTTTTCTACTACTGGAAATTCTTTTAACCTTTCTAGTAAGGTTTTTGCTCCAGCCTTTGCTGCTTTAGAATGCTGAGAGGCTTCTTCTTTTAAACCATCGTCACTTAGTACTTTTTCTAGTGACTCCTTAAGGTCTTGTAAATTCTTCTTTGCTTCCTTATCGTCCATTACGCAACTCCTTCAGTACTTTTACAATAGACAATACCATAAATACTAAAGTTGCGGCACCAACTAGTATACTTAAAACTAAATGTATATTCTGCAATCCTGTTGTAGCAAAAAACCCTGAAACTCCAACTGATGATCTATATACTATATCTTCCATTAGTCTTCAGCTCCTTCAATTTTTATAACTGCAGTTCCTGTAGTTCCTTCTGTCACTGTTAGTACTATGTTATAAGTACCTTGTCCAGGTCTAGAAACTGCTATAAATTCTATACCTGAAAGTTCAACTGCTCTTGTCCAAGTAGTTCCTGCACCTGTCATAGTTAATGGTGCATCATCACCTAAGCCTTCTACTCTTATGTAATCAATTTCTCTACCACTATTTACTGTTACGTTAAGTGTGACTGCTTCTGTTGTTACAGTAGCAGGGGTTGATGGTGAGTTTGCTGTAACATCACCGTCTCCAGTTATAATAATGTTACTAATAGTATAAGATGTTGCACTACCACCACTGTC